TAAAACACAATTAAAACTTTTTTCTTTATTTTTAAAAAATTTTGTTTCCATATCACATATATCTACCATATACCTTTTTTTATTTGTATAACATATATGATAATAATTTATATCTCCATTTTCACCAGTTGAAAATATTAATTTTAATACTTCTTCACCTTTTTTATATATTTCATTATCACTTTCACTATTACTTTCACTTTCTTCATCCAAATCATATTTACCATAATTTTCATGACCTGGCATAAATTTTGTCATAATATTATATTCTTCTAATTCATCTTCATATGGTTCTATTTCCTCGCAAGTTGGACATTCTATTTTATTTATATTTCCACAATATAATCTAAAACATCTTGTATGACACATATGACCACAAGACAATTTATATCTGTCCCAATTTTTATTTCCTTCATCTTTTTTACACACTTGACACAATTCTTTTTTATTATGCATCGTTTTCACATATGTAAATAATTCAAAAGGATCATTATATTCTTTATTTGAAACAAATTCTATTTCCATTTATAATTATTTATATTTATTTTTATAATTTATTTTATTAATAATTTTATAAAAACAGATTTGATAATATTCGTAATATCATTCTTTATTGGAAACCTATTGATGACGAAGATTAATCAAGATAAAAATAAACGAGAATTAAGAACTCTCATTAAAAATATTTTTATAAAAAAATTTACCATACATTCCAAATCTGTTAATATTACAGTTAATAATAAATCTATTGGAACTAAACAACTATTTTTTTATAAAGATGGTGATGTTATACATTTTAGTGATTAAATTTATTATTTAAAAAATATTTTATATTATTATTTTAATGACTAATAATATAAAAAAAAGAAATAAACCTTCTAAAGAAGAACACTATAAAAATGAAAGATGTGGTTTTTTAAATGAACTTAATGATTTTTTAGGATTAAATGATGATAATAATACACTTTTATATAACCAAATTAAACAAAATAAACTATTACTTGAATTTATTAATAGTAATGAAGATAAAATAAAAAAATATTTTAAGTATGGAAAATGGGGGTTTTATCAAAATTATGATGATAATACTAAAGATTTAGGAACTTTAATTAAAAATATTTATAAACACGAAAAATATACTATATATACTAAACGAATTACTTTAAAAGAAAATGATACTAAAATTAATGCTACTCAACTCATCTTTTATAAACCTGGTAGAATTCATTAAAAATATTTAACATTTTACATATTAATTTGAATATTATAACAAAATTCACAATGTTCTTCAGTTATATTTTTCATTAAATTATTTAATGTATTTCTTGTAATTAATTCATCATTGTTTTTAGGAGGTAAATAATAATGTTATTGATTAATTTTATTATCGTATTTAAATGATTTATTTAAACAACATTTTTTATATTTTTTATTTGAACTACAAAAACATTTTTCATTCACTTTTGTTTTTTTATTCATATCTTCTTATTATTAATATTATATTAATTTTGTTTCAATTATATAAAAAAAATTATTTTTAAGCGTAATTCACAAATATATAAAAATTATTAAAATTGAATTAATAATTAAAAATATTACTTTAAAAATAAATTATATTTTTATTAAAAAAAACTTTTGATATTTATTATTCTTTATAATAATTATTAATTAATAACCACATTAATACTTCTTTACAATCTTCTAATTCTTTATCAATATTTTTGTTAGGACTATTCATAAATTTATTTGGAAAATTTAATACACTAACATTATTATTACCATTTAAATTATAATTCTCACATTCTGTAACCAGTTTAAATTGAGGTTTGAATTCTATTTCTTTTTCATATAAATTTCTTACACTTATTTTCTTTAAATTAACTTCTTCAATAACATTTTCAATTTCTAAACATCTTTTACCTTTCACATTTAATAATTCCGGTGATAATTTAGTTTCATGCATTCTACTTATTAATGAACTATTTATTTTTAAATAATAATCTCCTAATACTTTTTTTACTAAATTTAATAATGTTGTTTTTCCATTACGTCCATCACCTGAAAATACCATGCACTTCACTTTCTCTTCATTATTTCCATATAGTAATGAAGCTAAATACATTTTCAAATTATTTTTTCCATTTATATTTGGTTGAATTGAAGTGAAATACTTTTCTAATATTTTTTCTTTTCTTTCAAATTCTTCATCTTTATTATTTTTATATTCAATATAATCATATCCAGTTGATAATGTAATATTGTCTTCTTTCTTTTTATCTCTAAATGTCATTGTATCTAAATCATACACACCATTTTCAAAACCAATTAAATTAATATTTTCATTCATCTGTTGCTCCATTGTTATTTATATTACTAATTATATATTGTAATATTCCATTATTTTCTATTTTCAATTTTTTTTTATTAATAGCCCATAATAAACTTTTTCTTTCTATTATTTCTCCAAAATATTCTATATTATCATTTGAAATTATTATATCTTCTTCTCTTATATTTTCTTTATTTTCTAATAATTTTAAAGTAGCTGTTAATGATAATTGTTTTTTTGATTTTATTTTTAACATATTTATAAATGTTTTATTTTCTTCTTTTATAATATTAGATGATGTTAAATGATGTGTTTCATCATTTATTTTTATATCAAAAATATAATTAATTTGTTCTGTTTGAGTATATACTTTATGTGATGAAGAATATGTTGTTATAACAATACATTTTTTATTATTTTTTAAAAATGTTATTATATTTTCAATATTAACACCACCTAATACTTTTAAATATGGAATATTAGGAAATATAATACATATTATTTCTTTCCATTGTTCTAATAATAATTTATTTGGAACACCTATAAGAATAGTATCACTATTTAATTTTTCTGCAGACCATAATGAAATTAATGTTTTTCCAACACCACAAGGTATTATTAATATCCCTTTTTCATTATTTTTAAAATTTTTTACTGTTTTATCAATAATTATTTTTTGATAATCTCTTGGAACATATTTATTTTCAATTGATTTATTATTAATTCTTATTTTTCCAATTAAATTATTTATTTCATCTTCTGTTAAAATTTTATATTTTATATTTATTTTATCTAAAAATGGAATTATTAAATCTATTATTTTTTTATCATAAAATTCAACACCAGCATTAAATTTAATATTTAAACATAAACTATTAAAATATTTTTGAAAATCTTTTTCTAATAAGTCCATTATTTCCAAATCTATTTCAATCACCATAATAAATTTACCTCTTTTAATTTCACTTGTTATATATGTTCTTTCTCTATCAGGAATATTTGATGTTTTACCTAATTTAATAGCATCATACATATTCCAATATTCATTTTTTCTCAAATAAATATAACCATATATCATCTTTATTTTTTATGTCAATTATTTAATATAATTCAATTTTTATATTTAAAATAAAATATAAAAATCTTATAAAAATAGATTTGATAATATTCGTAATATCATTCTTCACTTAAAACAAATTGATGATGAAGATTAATAAAAATAAACGAGAATTAAAAACTCTCATTAAAAATATTTACCATACATTCCTAATTTGTTAATATTACAGTTAATAATAAATCTATTGGAACTAAACAACTATTCTTTTATAAAGATGGCGATGTTATACATTTTAGTGATTAAAAATAAATTTAAAATAAATATTAAAAATTTTTATATAAAAATGAAATTATTTATTAAAAACCAAATTCTTCAATATACTCATTCATATTTTTTATTCCCATACTTGAATTACAAGATGAACAAATAGGCTTCAAATTATTTAATTTTAATTCTCCTCCATTACTTTCAGCCACAATATGACCACAAGAAAATGATGCTTGATAAATATCTTGTAATTTACAACATAAACATTTTGTTTTACCTATTTCATCTCCAATATGTTTATTCCATACTTTTATTTTTAATAAAGGTGGTATTGGTTTTTTCTTTTTAATTTTCTCTTTAATGACTTTTTAATTTTCTCTTTAATGACTTTTTCTTTTTTTTCTTTAATAACTTTTTCTTTTTTTTCTTTAATAACTTTTTCTTTTTTCTCTTTAATAACTTTTTCTTTTTTCTCTTTAATAACTTTTTCTTTTTTCTCTTTAATAACTTTTTCTTTTTTCTTAATTACTTCTTTTTGTTTAATGAAATTCACATTATAATTTTTTGATAACAAATTAAATATTTCAATGTATAAATTATAATTATCTATATTGATATTATTAAAAGAAAAATAAAAAATTTTATAATAATATACATCATTTTTTTCAAATAATTCTTCAAAATATTTGGATTTTTCATATTCATCATCACTATATTCATCATCACTATTGTGATGATAAATATCAAAATGATTATATGAAATTTCAGGTAATGTTAAGTTATCAATTAATATATTTTTAATATCATTATTAATTAAAGTGTTATAATTATCATCCATTACAAAATTAATATCATTATTTGATTTTTCAATTAAAATATCATAATTTTTTTTTAATATATTATTTAATGATATAATATACATTTTTTTTATAAATTCATTATTTTTAAAAACAACAGTTTCACTACTTTTATATTTTGAATAATCATAATGTTCAAATGTATCAATAAATTCTTTTTGAATCGGAATAGTTTAAGTATATAATTTTATATAATAAAATATAAAAAATTATAATATATATTTTGTATAAAAATATATTATATTATATAAAAATAAGTGTATCGTATTTATATTTTAATATTTATTAATGTTCTTTTTCTTCTTTATTACTTAATAATTCATTTTTAATTTCTCTTTTATATTTTCTTAATCCATTTATTTTTGCCACATAAACATTCATTATTGAAAGTATATCCTTTGTTAATTCTTCCATTGGTGTTTTTTCTTCAGTACTATTTAATATTATTATTTTTCCATTTGAATATTTCTTTATTAAGTCTTCTATTAATTCATATCCAAAACGGGTTAATCTATCTTTATAAGCTATTATTAGTTCTTCTACTTCTCCATTAATTGCTTTTTCAATTATTAATTGTAAGCCTTTTCGTTTATAATTCAATCCTGAACCTATATCCTTTATTATTTCATATGTTGGAAATTTTTCTTGCATATATTTCACTTGTCTTTCTAAATCATTCTTTTGTTTATTAC